CCGGGGACCCTCTTCCACATCATCGAAATAGGCACTCACATAGGCTTGGGCCACATGCTGGGGGTTCGCGGCAACCACCAGCAGGCTCCCGGCGTAGGTGATGAGGCGAACTACATCATAGATTTCTGGTTTGCGCTCCGTCACCCCGACTACCGCCCGGATAGCACGCTGCAACTCCCGAACATCAACCACGATTTTCGATCGTGCCGGCATCTTCTCAGGCATGATCGCTCCCCGATCCAGCATCGGCGCCAGCAGCCACACCAGCACTGCCAGACCCATCGACGATTTCCCGCAGCTTCGCGGTCACCGCACCCATACGGATAACCAGCTCGCCCAAAGCTTTCGCGGGAACACTGGAGCTACTGGACTGGGCCGCAGCTTTAGCGACCCCCGCAACCGCTTCCTGGGCCGCTTCTACCAAGTTGCAGAGCTCATCCCAATCACGGGAATGTATCGCATTGGACAGCTGCTTTTCCAACTGGCGGTTTTCCTTTTCCAACTGGCGGTTTTCGATGCGCAACGCCTCCCTGTCTTTATTCACCCGATCCAACTCAGTGTGCAGCTTACTGATGCGGTCCGTGGCGCCCACTGCCTTATGCAGCGCATCCAGCGATGCCGAGCGTTCCATCAGTTTTTTGATTACTTCTTGCTGCCACGCCATGGTGCGCTCCATACCGCTCCAGGCGCCGTTGAGGCTTTGCAGCAGCTCTTGATCTAATCTTGGCGCAGCCATACCGCCACCCCCTCCTTTCGAACCATGGCGGCCTCCCGGATAGCCTCCAAGAACGGCTGATCCAAGGCCTGAATTTCAGGTGTGAGCTCCTCAAAAGGCACCAACGCAGGGTGGTCTGGCCGGGCAGCAGAAGCCCAAGCCGACCATGCGTCATGCACATCTTCTAGTTGCGTATCGACGCCCTTCGTGCGCATCAGTACCGCGTAGTTATGGAACAACGGCAACTGATCCTCGGTGATTTCGTCGTCGATCTCCTCAGGCAGACAAGACACAATCAGTGCCGCATCTGATTCCAGATAGTTCAGTTTCAGCCACGACATTATGCAGCCTCCAACGCTAACTGACGACGCGGCCGGACAGCCTTCCGCACTAACGCCATATACCGTTCCCGCTGCGCCTCAACCAGTTTCATGTGGGCGTACGCAACCGCATCATCCCAGCTACGGAACGAGGCGATGAGCTTACCGCCCCACAGCACTTCCCACAAATCCGGGTATGATTCACCGGTGAAAACACCGAACACACCAACCCGTTTAATACCCGGCCTCCGCCGGATCCGCAGCTTCAATTGCAAACTGCTCATGATCGCTGACCCTCCCGCGCAATAGCCGCGTTGGCCCACATCATGGTTTCTTCCAGATGCAGCAGTGCTTGTTTCTTCTCCCAGCCATCAGCCAGCAGAGCATCCAGCTCGGTCGCCAGGGCCTTGATCTTCTTGCCCATCTGAACCCGCCGCTTGCGGGTCTCATCATCCAAAGTGCGGTAATCAAACCGCTTATCAATCTCGGTCATCATTTCCTTCTTTCATTTCAATTGCGCCACAGCGATAGTTGTTAGTCGCCACCGCGAAGCACATGCTTGCCAATCACGGTGATCGCACCGCCCTCGTCGATGTAGCCCATGGCCAACATCGCCCGACGACCAGCGGCGGTCATTTTCTTCCCCGCAGCGTGACGGCGTAACGACTTATACGCCAGGTGGGCCTCGTAGGTGTTAGACTGGCCAATACGTTTCCAGGACATTTCTTTTCCTTTCTCTGGTCTTGGGAATGTGTTTACGGATCCCCCGCCTTCCCCAGCGGGGGACCAAAGTTATCAAGGGGTTTAGGTGAAGCAGCCGGCTACGTGAACAGGCGAGTTAGCGTGGCGAACTTTTCAGCCGGGATCGCCTCAAAGAAAACGTCACCGTCGAAGATGTGCGCGGCCCAGTCTTCACGGACGACACGGAAAGCATCAACTTCGACCGCGATAAGACCGGTATCCTCCAGGACAAACAACCGGCGCATTTCCTCGAACCGCCCCTCCGGCACCCGGAACAACTCGCGCTCACCACGGGTGAAAACCACCCCATCATCGACACGCTCAGCAACAGTCCAGTCGAAAAGCTTTCCCAGGTACACGTGCGTGGCATCATCCTGCGGTAGCGGCTTCGGAGCAGGATACGAGTCACCCTGGGCGGCTTCCCCTGCGGCAGCACCATCATCATCGCCATCCCAATGCTTCAGGAGATCATCCACATCAATGCCAATCGGGTCATTCACGTCTGAAACAGCAGTAGCATCAGCAATCGACTCATCAGTCAACGCACCCAAAACGCCATCATCCAGCGACTGCGCACCCCGGAGCCGAACCTGAATCCCTTCACCCGTGGTCACCAGGTCGATCGTGCAATCCTGATCGGCGTCCGCGTGAACGTGCAGGTGAATCTGCACCAGCGAACCGTCACACCCCAAAGGCACGCTCACCACGCCAGCCCCCAAATCCGCACTATTCATCATCACTTATTCCTTTCTCTTGAAGGTTTACGCACCACACCTCGTGGCGCTTGGTGCCCATGGCTGGATTCGAACCAGCAGCATCCATATGAAGCCCGGAAGGATGCAGCCATTTCATGGGCCTGGTGCCGGATAACCCGCCGGCAACGGGGCCAGGACTCTACCTGGGGCCTAGATGCGATAGGTGTTGCGCTCCACCAAGTCCTCTACCTCCGCACGGATATACAAAATCTTTTGCCGAGAAAGCCGGATCCGGGAAAGCCGCCCCTCCCGCGCATAACGCTGCAAAGTTCGGGTTGAAATCCGCAGATACTCCGCCGCCTCCCGGGTTGACATATAACGCGACATTAGGAGGCTCCCTGATCCTGCTTTACGACGACACCATGCCCCTCACTGTGGTACTCATTGAGCGACGTGACCAACAACTCAATAGCTATGATTAAGCCGGAAATGCACTCACTTGAAACATCAGCCGCAGCACACTTCCAAGGCCCCAGTAGCCCATGAAAATAGTGCACCAACTGTCCATAAACCCGGATACGATCAGCAAGCGATCGTTGCCGGCAAAAATAAGCAATACGCCGCACAGTGGTAATGCTCAATTCAACAACAGACCAGCCCAAACGGTCACTGCTCAGTTTGACTCCACGAACGGAATGAGCCACACCATCCTCTGCAAGCCTTATCGCAGTCGCATAAGTAAAATTCGCGTCAAAAGCAGCACCAACACGAAGCAACGCATCCTCGGTCTCTTTGGCGTATTCCAGGATTATTTCGATCAAACGAACAGAAGCCTCTTCTAACGAGGCCAAAGCCCCTTGGCTGGGGTCGCCTTCAGGCTTGGGATAATGTGCATCCCAAACTTGAAAATGCTCGACCGTATCCGCCAGATACCGCTCAGCTATGGCAACCGCCACAGAATCACTCGTTCCTGTCATTTCTTCTACTTCCACTTACTTTCTCTCGGGGGTTATCCTTCCCCTAGGGCCGCCTGCCCCGGGAAGGAGGTGATTAATCATGTTGAAGTTGTTCTACTGCGGTACGGAATGGCCAGTACTTGATGATGAGACAGCTCAAGAAGTGCTAGCCATGCTCCGTGACAACAAATATCCAGGACTCGTAACACTCAAGCTCTTTACGATTAAAGATGGAAAACCAAAAATCCATGTCAATCTTTCCGAGCACATTCCGTTTATGTTTTACGACGGTCCAGCAACACACACCGGTAGCGCAAAGTTCGTCTAACATGGGAAATATGTGAGCCCTTCCAGCATCCCCGCCAAGAGCTCTTCCCCATGATTCACGACTGACGCCAAGAACTTCGCGTCAGCGGCACTCAGCCACAAACGCTGTTCCTCGGTTTTCGGGCGGATCGCCACACCTGTCGTGGTGATCTGCACCTCTACACGAGGGTTGGACACCTCCACCAGCACATCACCCAACGCCTCTTCAGAAGCGTCCTGGTCCCCAGGTTCGGGGTCTTCTCCGGCACCAAAGGCTTCCTCCAAATCTTCCAGGGCGATCGTTTTGTTGTTAAGAGCATCAGCGAGATATCGGTAAATACCACAAGCCGTCCGAACTTTAGCCAGCTGACGTGTGGTCAGGTCCTTTACCGACAGGCCAATCTCGGCTAACGCCTCACGCAGCAGAACGTCAATGCCTTTACTCTTATTGGTGTTCTCAAAATGGCGCTTACAAGCCCGCCGAAAAGCACTCGCTTGGGCAGCGGTTAACTCTTCTGTCCGCACACCCGCAAGAACGTACACGGCCCCATCCAGATCAATATCTTCACCCATCACAATCAACTCCTTTTCTTTTCTCTTTGCTTTACGACGCCCCGGCGCAAATCACGCAGCAGGGGCAGCAGATTCCGGGGTTACCCATTCGACCCATGGAGATAGGTCAAAATTTGTTCCTTGGATAGTTGCTACGTGGAGAGCCATTGCACGGCTGATTGGTGCGCCCGTTCTCATAAGCTCAAGTTCTTGCAGGTTAACGCCAAGGATTGCGGCAACTTGTTCGTTTGTTTCCAGTCTCCGGTCTGTCATGATCTGTTCGATCACACCGGCTTTGAGTCGTAATTCCATTTCACCTACCCTTTCTTTTAGTTCATTTCGCTCTACATGAGTACATTATGCACTCATGAAGATTGTTTTGCAAGTGATTGTTGAAAATTTTTCAAAAGCCCACTTCTTGACACGTGCAAAAAGCACTTGCATAATGGGCATATGGATCATGAGCAATGGATTCGCAGTATCAAAGAAGGTCTTACCCCAACCGTGGCCGCCCAAAAAGCCGGACTTGCGCACACAACCGTCTTACGGCAACTGGCAAAAGGCCGGCTTACGGCCGATAACGTCATCGCCATCGCGCACGCCTACAACCTCAAAGCTGGAGACGCACTAGTAAAAACAGGACACATCACACCGCTTGACTTGGACGGGACGGGGGTTGAAACAGCCCTGGGCCTAGCCACGAACAAACAACTTCTCAATGAAATTGACCGGCGCGTAGATCCAGAATCAACCCGAGTTTTCCGTGGTACAGGAATATCTCCCAATATCAAAAGCTCAGACTAGCTGGACATTATTTCCCCCCTCGGCAAACCACGTATTACTCACCAATCCTGGCCGGTTATTAACCACCGTCGCCAAGAACTTCGCGTCAGCGGTACTCAGCCACAGGCGCTGTTCCCCGGTCTGCGGGCGGATCATCACGCCTGTCGTGGTGATCTGCACCTCTAGACGTGATACTCCAATTTTTTTTGCCATTGCCCCATCACTTAGACCTAGAGAACGTTGAAGCGCCCTCACCGAATCCTGTCTCACATAAACCTTTGGTCGGTTCGATTTCATATCCATCACGTTTCAATATTTAATACAATCTGTATCTAATGTCAATACAGTTACGAATAATTTCTTTTCCCAAAAACGAAACACCGCAGTATATGCAGATATTTGCGTTTCATTTTGTGTAACATCTATTGCATGCAGACGTTTAAACAGTGGGTACGGGAAGCAACTGGCGGGCAATCCCTCCGGCAAATGGCAGAGGTCCTAGCAGATAGCCACCCCACGATCGGAAGGCGGATTAACGCCAACGACCCAACCCTCGTCCCTGAAATCGCCCAAGCATACGGAGCCGATCCAATCGACGGTTTAATCGCCTGCAACTTCATCACCACCAATGACCTAGAAAACCACTGGAAAAGCAGTAACCTGCGAAACTACACAGACCTGGAACTCGCGGAAGAGATTGTGCGCCGACTCCAAGAAGCCGGGTCGACCACCGATCGTTAACATCCTCCTAAACCAGATTTTTCTTCGCTAGCGCTTCGATCGAGTCACGGTTGATCCGCCGGGTACGCTGGCTGAAATACGTCGCCACCAACGCTTTCTCCGCGATTAATTTCTCCACCGTGTCCGTACTAACCTGCATATACTCCGCAGTCTGCTTGACCGTCAGCCACTGCGGGGCAATCACTACCTCACGCATTGGAGTCTTTCCCCTCATCAACGCTTTTGACACTGACAAAGTCTCTGCCGTCAATCGCATCTTTAGCCATTACCCAGCGAACTCGTAGTTTTCGCAGTATTCTGCGTACATGCACCAAACGTGGATACTTCAAATCAATATGGACCAATACGAGATTACGGACTGGGCTTTCCCCCTCCTCTGCTGGTGTGTCAACCAGTTGGACAAGGATGGTGTGCCGTTCCACCTGAGCGTTGAAGGATTTGACCCGACCTACGTGACTGCTGAGGATGAAATCGACTTCTTCATCCCGGAAGTCCCGAACTCCTATTTCAGACGCAATCTGACGGAGGATGAATTCGACGAGGTACTCGATTTCCTTCATTCGGGTAACCGGCACGGACACCGGCGAATCGAGGTCTACAGTAACGATATTGTGTTCCCCGAAGACCGGGACCTTTCGGACACTCGCTAAAACCGGTGGCCCAGACAACATACGCAGACGCTTCATAAAAAACTGCGTCATTTTCCCTTTTCCTTTCTTTGCTTCACGACGCCCCAGCGCGAATCACGCAGCAGGAGCAGATTCGTCTGCTTGTTCGACAATCAACCCTTCGATTGGCACGCCCGCCAAACGGCTAATCTTGAGTGCTGTAATTAGCGTTGGGCTTGTTCGACCATGTCGAAGATTACGTACGGTTGTACTCGATAGACCTAGCTCGGCACCTAGTTGCTCATCAGATGTGAATCCGCACAGCCTTCTAGCCTGATCTAAAACAGAAGCCCTTACTCGAAGCTTCTTTGGCGCAAGGTTTGCATTCATGGCGCCAATATTACATACCTTGCACTATTGACGCAATAACTGCGTCAAAAATTATCATTTACACTGGTAAACACGGACGCAAATCTTGCGCATATATAGCAATCTAGTTACAATTACAGGCATGAATCTTGAAAAATGGTTGGCAAAAATCACCACTGACACAGCCCCTGAAATTGCCCAACGTGCCGGAATACCTAAACGGACAGTGCAGCATCAAATATCTACAGGACGGATGAGCATCGAGAATCTAGTCAAAATTGGTGCCGCATATGGACACCATCCCCTAGAAACTTTGATCGATTTCGAAGTTATCGATCCTGTATGGCGTACCATCCCAGACATACGGGCCGCACTACGGCTCGCACCTGAAGAATGGCTAGCTGACGAAGTGCTCAACCGAATGCGTGCAGGTGCAAAAACTGATGAGTTTACAACCCCTCTTGACGAACTGATTGAACGCAAACATCATAAAGCTAATTCATCAAACTCCGCGCCCACGCCAGATATTTCCACCGAGGTAGATCATGACGCGATCATTGAGCAGATTAATGCAGGAAAAGTCAAATTCGCAGCTCAGAAGCGCACACTACCATTGGAAGAAAATACTCCATAGATACCATACCCGGTAAGCATTATTCCTACGCTAATAACTTTTAGCGTCGTGATCGAAAATGACATTGCTGAATTTACTAGCGAAGCAGCCACACTAGCACAGGTCTAATTTGGATTGCCCCAATAGATTTCCTTCTTGTGCCTACGCAATTATAATCTAATGCATGAAACAAACTCGCTGGTGGAAGTATGTAACAGAAACAATCCAAGGCCGCACTTTTAAGGATGCCGCTAAAATTGCAGGATTCGACCAATCGGCCTTCACCCGGTGGAAAGATGGCGCGGCAGCGAAACCCGAGTTTGTCGTAAAATTTGCCCGTGCATATAATCGCAACGTTTTAGAAGCCTTAGTGGAAGCAGAATTCATCACAGAGCAAGAAGCAGGCTTGCAAAAAGTAAATACTGATATACCGGCCGCACTACAGCTTGCACCCAAAGAATGGCTAGTTGACGAAGTGCTCAACCGAATGAGTGCAAGTGCAGAGAACCGAAATATCCCCTTGACGAAGCCATCGAACACCAACACCATAAAGCTAATACATGACCATGACCATTCATAAAGATTGGTATTGCAACACAGTCAACGGCGACACCGAGAAAGCAGCCTCATTACGTGCAGGTATCACCACTAGTACGCTTAACCGACAACTAGCAAAAGGAACATTGTCGGAAGGCAACGTTATAGCCATAGCAAGGGCATACGGACAAAATCCGGTGGAAGCCCTGGTACGAACTGGATACCTAACAAAAGAAGAGGCAACGAACAGTTCTCAATCGCTAATTAAAATGCTCAACGATCAGGAACTAATTCATGAGCTTGCCCTGCGGGTTAATAGTGATGAAGCAATCTGGGCCGAAGTTTTTGGAAAAGCAATATCACTGGATGACAACCACAACACAGTTACTGCTAATCACAGCAAAGCGGATGGACTAAAACCAGATTAAAATTGAATTGTGATGAGCATTGAGCAGTGGATATACGAGACAATCGGTAGTGATTCTTTACGGCAAGCTGCGTTACTTGCATCCCTCTCACCAGCGACACTCAGCAGACAGCTAACAAACAAGTCAGTCACCGTCGAGACTGCGGTTAAAATTGCTCGCGCGTATCAAGTAAGCGTTATCCCCGCGCTCATGGCCCTTGATATCATGACTGAAAACGACATTGCCGAATTTGCTAGCGAAGCAGCAATACAGGATGCTTCCGACGAAGTCCTCTCAACTGAGGTACTACGACGAATGAAAACAGGCTCAGCACTATAACCACTCCAATCAATAAAGTAACATTCGGGACATGAACAGCATCCAATGGATGAGAAAGGTTACCAACGGTGACGACGTAAGCACTATCGCGAGAAAGGCTGGCACACCACGCCGCACCTTATACCGACAGGTTGAACGCGGAGAGCTCAGCGTTGATAACGTGCTATTAATCGCAAAGGCATACAAAGTAAACCCTATACATGCACTCGTCAAATTGGGTTTCATCGACGCATACTGGACAAATACCCTCAGCACCGAAGCCGTCCTAAACGCAGCAAGTGAAGATGCTCTATGTGCCGAAATTCTGCGTCGCTTAAAATTAGGGCCAAATACTATGTAGTGAATGATGGAATCATGAGTTTTGATATTTGGTTAAAATCGCTGCCAGGAGCACCGACACCAACTATTGCCGCAAAAAAATCGGGTCTAGCTGCACCAACTTTACTACGCCACGTAGAACGTGGGCACTCGACCGCCGATAACGTTATAGCGATCGCAAAAGCTTACGGAGTCAGCCCTATCGATGCCCTAGTCGACAACGGGATGCTTAAACCATCTGACCTCGGCGGCGAACGATCCCCCATCAAGGCGGCTCTCCGAGATGCCACCATCACCGAGCTACTAGAGATGCTTATCGAGCGAGTAAACAACTCGGGCCTAATCGAAGACAATTTTGAGATAAGTACCGTCACAGGGCATAAACCTAGCGATAGAGTAAGTGGATAATGGAGTGCATGACAGATCACCTAAAATGGCTCAAAGGACTAGTGGGAAATGCAAGTGGGCGAACAATTGCCAACCGCTCTCAAATCTCTGTAGCAACAGTGAACCGACAAATCAATAAGGGGTTTTTCACTGCCGAAGTCGTCATCGCTATCGCTCGCGGTTATGGGGAGTCCCCAGTCAAGGCACTAGTCGCCACTGGATATATCACAGCCAAAGAAGCGATAGGAATCAATGAAACTTCAGTCGCGCAACTACTCACCAACCATCAACTAATTCGAGAGTTAGCCAGGCGAGTCGATTCAAAAGACAACATGCAAGAAGAAAACTTCGGCTCCCTAGTACAAAGCAACACTCCATCCCATTGCGATCATTGAGTAGATTAATGCAGGGAAAGTCAAATTCGCAGTTCAGAAGTATGCGGCACCTTTGGAAGAAAATATTCCCTAATTCCGGTCAATTACATGTATCTATAAATTTCTTTTTATACTTTCCCCCCAAATATCAACGTGGGAAATATCTCACTTTATTGAGAATAACCTTAACTCTTGCCTATAATTCATTTACCTTCCTCATAACAGAAATAGAGGGATAAATGAATCTACCTATTGATGATTTGGCTCTCTCCATGGGTATCACGGTCATCGAAAGCAGACGATTAGATACCTCATACAATGCGGTGTTTTACCGTCCCGGCCTGACGGTTTACGTTCGGACTGGGCTCGATCCCGTCACGCGAGCATGTGCGGTAGCTCATGAACTCGGACACGCCTATTACGCCCATGACTGTTCCACGCCACAGGCAGAACGGGAAGCGGACGAATGGGCAGCCGACCACCTACTCAATGAAGCAGCAGTGCAGCGTGTAGCCTATGAAACCGGGTTTGAACCGGCAGCTATTGCTGCCGAACTAGGTGTCACGCCACACATGCTAGACACCTGGTGGCAGCTCTATCGGACAGGACGAACCACACGCATATGCTCACTCTCACCACAGAAACAACCGGCTTGAGGTGTAAAACATGCCCCAAGAATTAGACAAGGGACCTGGATCATTCGGGCGACTTATCACCCGTATACTTAGAGGTCTATATGAATCAGGAAAATTCGACCAAAGCGATGCTGCTATGTACGCAGGCATACCAGCACCTCAGGTTTCCCGAATACTATCCT